GGCACCTTCGTTTGATAACTTGAAAAAACTCGCCGACGCCCTTGCCGTCACCATTGACTTCCTGCTGGGTCGAGAAACCGTGCCCACCACCGCCGGTCCCGTTGCTCAGAAGCTCTTCCGCAACTTCAAGCAGATGACGGCCGAAGACCAGGACGACCTTGCCAAGTTCGCGGCCATGCTGGCGGAGAAGAACCGTCGCCGTCAGGAGGACAAATAGGCCATGTCCGACAAACTCGCTCGTGCGGAGGCTGAACACGCAGCCCTACAGGTCGTCAAGGATTGCGGATTTTCCGCATTGCCGATCTGCCCCTTTGAAGTCGCAAAGAAGCACGACATCCATGTTGAAGCCAAGCAATCGAGCAAACCAGGTGTGTCCGGATTCCTGATGCGCGTCGGCAATGTCTTTGGAATTCGCTACGCCCAGCACATTGCGAACGAAGGCTACATGCGGTTCACGGTAGCGCATGAACTTGGCCACTATTTCCTGCCCGGCCACCCAGAGAAACTGTTCCCGCACGGTGACGGGCTTCATGAGTCCAGGAGCGGTTTCATCTCCGGCGATCCCCTGGAGCGGCAGGCCGACTGCTTCGCCGGTACGATGCGACGCTCACAGCGCAGCGGAAGGACTTCACGCAAGCGCTATCGGAGGACAGGGCAGATCATCTCTCCTGTTTGGAGCGGATGAAAGACGCGGTGACCGATTTAGCTCGGCGTTGTCCGGGCGGGAAGATGGAGGGGGGCTGATGGCTAGCGACGATCTGACGACCGACGTGCAACAACAGGCGATCGCCGAAGAAGATGGACAGGTAGCGCCCAAGCCCAAGGATGAGTTGGCCGAAAAGATCATCGCGATGGAAAAGCTGCAGCACAAGGCGCGAGCCAATTACGCCGCGGCCGATGAGTTGGCCGAGGAGATCATTCCGCTACTCAAGAAGCGGAAGAAGGTGCGGATCTCGGACGGGCGTGTCGCGAGGTTGAAGGACAACTTCGCGCGCCGCAATAAAGCGTTCAAGCAATGCGGCGTCAATCGATTCGAAGTCGAGATTCTATCGGAGTGATGCACATTCGGGGGGTTGACCCCCGAGCCCAGGTGCGAGCGCTCATTCACGCGTACGGGTCCTTCCTGGCACCCGTACGCTCATAGCTACGCCGGGAACAGTCGGGAAGTTACACACTGTTTGTTTGTGGATGGCCCGGCGAATTAAACAAGTCGCGCGACCGCCGAGTGTGCGACTCGGCGGCCGCGCTAAGTCCACGACGTGAGGTAAGCACGCCGCAACCTGCGGCCGCGCTAAGTCCACGAAGCGAAAGGTAGGTCACGAGCGGATGTGCCAGAAAAATGGGAATGTGGAGTTGCGCCGCGGGGATTGTTTACGACTGTTGGCCGGGCTGACGGATGAAAGCGTGGACGCGGTGATTGCGGATTTGCCGTACGGAACGACCGACCTGGCGTGGGACCGGCGACTAGACCTGGTGGCCTGGTGGCGCGAAATCCTGCGCGTGACCAAACCGCTGGCCGTGGTCTGCGCGTTTAGCGCCTACCCGCTCACGCTCGAATTGATCGAGTTGAACCGACGGGCGTTCCGCTACGAGCTGGTCTGGGAGAAGGTCCGACCGGTGGGGTTCTTGGATGCGAACCGCCGGCCGCTGCGAGCTCACGAGCAGATCTTGATATTTGCCAAGCGTTGGCAAGGCTCGACGTACAACGCCCAGAAAACACCGGGCAAGCCGTACCATAACAAGCACGGCCAGAGTTCCGCGCCCTACCACACTTGCACACGCGTGCCGACGGTCAACACCGGCGATCGGCATCCGCGGAGCGTGCTCAAGTTCGATCTCGACCAAAGTGGCTGGCATCCCACGCAAAAACCATATGCGCTGGTGGAATGGTTGGTCCGTTCCTTCACCAATCAGGGCGACACGATCTTGGATCCGGTGATGGGGTCGGGGACGACCGGAGTTGCGGCCGTGCGCAATGGACGGCGATTCGTCGGTTACGAGCGCGATCGCCGTTACTTCGCCAAGGCTTCTCAGCGTATTTCCTCGGCGAGCAACGTTGGCTAAGAAGGCAGCAAAGCGCGCACCAGCAAAGCCGAAGGCCAAGGCCTCGGCGGCGATGGATGCTTTGCTGGCCGGTGAGCGGAATCGCCGGCAGATGGCGCTGGCCAGTCGCGAGAAGTCCGAGGAGGTGCGCGAGATTGGCGCGCTGCCGGCGGTCGTAGATCCGGAGCGGCGGCGGAAGTCGATCGACGATTTTCGGTTATTCTGCGAGACCTATTTCTCGCGCGTGTTCACGCTCAACTGGTCGGCCGACCATAAGCGTGTGATCGCCAAGATCGAACGCTCGGTGCGCGAAGGTGAACTGTTCGCGATCGCCATGCCGCGCGGCAGCGGCAAGACGTCGCTCTGCGAAGTCGGTTGCTTGTACGCGATCCTGGGGGGCTACCACGCGTTTGCGCTCCTGGTCGGCGCCACGATGAACGCCGCCAAGAACAACCTGCAAGCGATTCAAACGCAGCTGGAAACCAACGACGACCTGTTGGCCGACTTTCCCGAGGTCTGCTATCCGATTCAGAAGTTGGAAGGCATTCACCAGCGGAAGCTGTTGTACCAGGGCGACCCGATCCGCACGCTCTTTACCAAGACTCGGATTGTGTTGCCGACGATCGAGGGGAGCCAGGCCTCGGCCAGCATCATCCAGGTGGCCGGCATCACGTCGAGTTTCCGCGGCTTGAAACACACGCGCCCCGACGGCAGTACGGTGCGGCCGACGTTCGGTTTGATCGACGATCCGCAAAACGACCGGTCGGCCAAATCAGAGACGATGAACAGCGCTCGCGAACAAACCATTTCCGGCAGCTTTCTTGGCTTGCCCGGTCCAGGACAAAGTATGTCGGGACTATTGTGCGTCACGGTGATCGAACGCAACGACGTCGCCGAGCGGTTTCTCGATCGGCAACGCAATCCTGCCTGGCAGGGGGAGCGACTGAAGCTCGTGTACGCTTGGCCGACGGAGGAAGAGATCTGGGCCAAGTACGCCGAGCTCCGCGAGGAGGGGCTCCGCAACGAGGACGGCGGCAAGGCGGCCACCGAGTTCTATCGCAAGAACCGCAAGAAGATGGACGTCGGCGCCAAGGTCGCCTGGCCGGAGCGATACCGCAGCGGTGAACTGTCCGGCATTCAGTACGCGATGAACTTGCGACTGCACGACGCGCGGGCGTTCGCCGCGGAATACCAGAATGATCCGCTCGTGGAATCGAGTTCGCTGGAGTTGGCCACGGCCGATGAGATTTGCGCGCGGCTGAATCGCTTAAAGCGCGGCACCGTGCCGGCTTGGGCAACCAAGTTGGTGATGTTCATCGACGTCCAACAAAAGGGGCTGTACTGGGGCGTCTCGGCGTTCAGTGACGATTTCACGGGCGCCGCCGTACAGTACTCGACGTGGCCGGAACAAGGACGGTCGCGATTTACGGCGCTGGCCTTGCCACGCACGTTGGCGGCCGAGACGAAAGAACCCAGCCTGGAGGGGCAACTCTACGCCGGTTTGCAGCGATTGTGCGAAGAGCAGCTCGGGCGCGAATGGCCACGCGAAGGGGGCGGGTCGCTGCGCATCTCGCGGTGTGCGATCGATAGCGCGTGGGGCATGTCGACGGACGTCGTGTACCGCTTCTGCCAGCAATCGCGGTTTGCCAGCATCTTGATCCCGAGTCGCGGCATCGGCATTTCCGCCCACGAAAACCCGTTGTGTGAAGGGCAAAAGAAGCCCGGCGAGCGGATCGGCCTGAACGCCAAGGTCACGCGCAGCCAGAAGCGGATGATCCCGTACCTGCTGTTTGACACGAATTGGTGGAAGAGCTTCTTTCAAACGCGACTGCGCGTCGGCCTGGGCAACAAAGGCGCGTTCGCCTTGTTCGGTGACCAGGCCAAAGCGCATTGGTTCTTGGCCGAGCACTTAACCGCCGAATTTGCCGAGGAAGCCTACGGCAAGGGGCGGATGGTCTGGGTCTGGAAGCTGCTACCGGGCAAAGAGAATCACTGGCTCGACGTGTTCGTCGGCTGTCACGTCGTGGCCAGCATGGAAGGGGTCAAGCTGATCGAGGTGGGAGAAGGCCGGGCGGCGTCGAAGGTCGCGCCGCCGCCGGCGATGAGCATGTCGGCGAAGCTGCGCGCCAAGCGGGAGCAACGCAGGTGAGTGCCGCCGAGGTTAGCCCGGAACGCTGCCGATCCTGCAATTGCGCCCAGAGTCGCGTGGTGTGGACACGGCAGGTGATGGCGACGGTGAACGGTAAGACGAACCGGATCACTCGCCGCAAACGCGAGTGCCGGCATTGCGGACGGACCTATATCACCAGCGAACGTCACGAATGCTGATTGTTTTCCGAGTAAGTTACACCGGTGTAACTTCGCGCCTTGCCGCCGCCGGCGACGGGGCGAAACATCCCCTTGATGGCAACTCTCAACGAACAGATCGAAGACGTGGCGTCTGCGCCGAAGCGGATGACCAATGACGCCGGCAGCGTCGAGGAACACGACCTCGGCCAACTGATCGAGGCGGACAAATACCTGCGGGCGAAGGATGCCGCGACGCGGCCGATCCGTGCGGTCGGCTACGGCAAATTCATTCCGCCCGGCACTCGGTAATGCTCCAAGCGTTCAAACAGCTCTTTCGACGTCCGCCGGCTGCGCCTGTGCGAGCTGAGCGGCCGCGCGAAGTGCGATTTGTGGGCGGCAATGCGCATGCCTCTTTCGACACCGCCGCGACAAACGACGAAAACCGCAAGCACTGGCGTTACGCGGACGGACTCTCTGCCGAACGCTGCAATAGCGCCCAGGTCCGCAGGATCCTGAGGAATCGCGGCCGCTACGAAACGGACAATAACAGTTACCTGTCGGGAATGATGCGCACGTTGTCGAATGATTGCATTGGGCGCGGACCGCGGCTGCAGCTGAACACGAAGGATGTCGTCGGCAATCAGCGGGTCGAACGCGCTTTTGCCCATTGGGCCAAACAAGTTCGGCTGGCGGAGAAGCTGCGGATTATGCGTCGCGGTCGGGCCGTCGACGGTGAAGCGTTCCTGCAGCTGGTGACCAACCCGCGGTTGGCGAGCGCTATCAAGCTGGACCTGCGTTTGATCGCTCCGGAGCGCGTGACCAGTACGGACCTGAGCGTCACGGACTCGCAACGGATTGATGGCATTCGCTTTGACGAATCCGGCAACCCAGTCGCGTATGACATTCTCGATCGACCCGTGGGCCGCGAGCTCGGCATCAACGATTGGAAAAGTCGGCCGGTCGACGCCTCGCAGATGGTGCATTGGTTCCGTTGCGAGCGCGCCGAGCAGTACCGCGGCATTCCGGAGATCGTGCCGGCGTTGCATCTCTTTGCGCAGCTGAGGCGGTTCACGCTGGCCGTCATCGCCGCGGCCGAGGCCGCAGCAGATCACGCCGGAGTGATTAAGGCGAACGTGCCGCCGGAGGATGTTGAAAAATATGATTCCGGCGACGTTGTCGAACTGGAGCCGCGGAGCTTCGTCACCTTGCCGGCAGGCTGGGACATCAACCAGATCGACGCCAAGCAGCCGACGACGACTTACGATTCGTTTGTCAGCAAGATTTTGAACGAGGCGGCGCGGTGTCTGAACATGCCGTACAACGTCGCGGCCGGCAATTCCGCTTCCTACAACTACGCCTCCGGGCGGCTCGATCACCAGGTCTACTATAAGAGTCAGACGGTCGATCGCGATGACCTGGCCATTGTGTGTCTGGATCGAGTGTTCCTCGCCTGGCTGGATGAAGCGGCGATGATCCCGGGCTTGCTGCCCGAGGATGGCCCCTTTGCAGCCTGGCAGTGGCAATGGTTCTGGGATGGCAACGAACACGTTGATCCAGCCAAGGAAGCCAACGCCGCCGAAATCTTATTGCGCAACAATCTGCTGACGCTGGCGACTTACTACGCGGCACAAGGTCAGGATTGGCGCGATGCGATCCTGCAGCGCGCCGAAGAGATCAAGCTGTGCGAAGAGCAAGGCGTGCCGTGGAATCAGGTAGTCAGCACATCGCCAGACGACGAAGAGGAAGAGACCGACGAGGAAAGTGAGAAGCCGGCCGACTCCAAGAAAAAGGAGCCGGCGAATGCCTAACCTGCTCTTGGCTGCGGCGCTCAGCGCCGAGCAGCAATGCATCCAGCTAACCGCGTCGTCGCTCGAATGGAGCGAGATCACCGCGGCCGCGGCGGATGGGTCGGAACAACAACAGCTGCCGCGCTTTTCCATGGTCGCCTACACCGGCGGCCTGATGCGCGTGACCACGTTCTTTCGTCCGATCGTGCTCGACCTGGCCGGCATGCGCCGCGCCGCCAAGAGCACGCCGATTCTCAAGAATCACGACGCGAATCAGCTCGTCGGTCATTCCGACGAAGTGGACATCTCGCCGACGCGGTTGACGTTGGCCGGCGTTGTCAGCGGAACGGGCCCGGCCGCCCAGGAAGTGTTGGCGACCGCGAAAAACAAGTTCCCTTGGCAGGCGTCCGTCGGGGTCGGCATTGAGGAGCTCGAAAGTCTGAACGAAGGCAGTACGGCGGTTGTGAACGGGCAGACGGTGCGGGGGCCAGCGTTGATTGCGCGACGCACGTTACTCGGCGAAGTCAGTTTCGTTCCCGGCGGCGCCGACGGGAAAACCAGCGCGCGGGTGGCCGCGAGTCAATCCAGAGGGAGTAGCAAAATGACGTTCGAAGAGTTTGTCGCGGCGCAAGGGTTCGATGTGGCGGCGCTGAGCGAATCGCAAGCGAAGTTCATGCAGAAGGCCTTCGCAGCGGAACAGAATCCGACAGGTCCGCCGGCGACGCCCCCCAAGGGCGGTCAAGTGAAGGCCGCGGCCGGTGGGGATGATGGCGAGGATCCGGTAGCGCTCGCACGCAAGAACGTGCGCGCCGCTGTGGCCGAGGAGCTGCAGTCGGTTGAGCGGATTCGCGAGATCTGCGCCAAGCATGGCGATCCGGAGCTGACGATCGAGGCCACTGCGAATGGTGTCAAGACGTCCCGCAAGGTGTCGATCGCGGCCCATGCTGTCGAACAGAACTGGAGCGTCGACAAGACCGAACTCGAAGCGATGCGGAAGGGGCGCGCCAAGGGCCCGGCGATCCACATGGCTGGCGAGGAAGAGATCCTCGGCAAGCCGCTCGAAGCGTCGTTGTGCCTGTCCGCCGGCATCTCGGAGGACACGCTCAAGAAGCACTACGACGAGAAGACGCTGAATATGGCGAATAGCCTCGAGCTGCGCGGAGCCGGCTTGCACACGCTGATGTACGAGGTGATTCGTGCGACGGGCAAATATGTGCGACCAGGTCGCGTGAACAATGCCGTCATTAGGGCGGCACTGGACGCCGATCGCGAACTCCGCGCCTCGGGCGGTTTTTCGAACGTGAGCATGTCCGGCACGTTGTCCAACGTGGCGAACAAGGCGCTGTTGGAAAGTTACTTCGCAGTGCCCGTGGTCAGCAACCAGATTTGCAGCCAGGTCGATCACTCCGACTTTAAGCAGCACACCCGCTATCGCATGACCGGATCCGGCAAGTTGGAGAAGGTCGGACCGACGGGCGAGCTCAAGCACACTGAATTGAGCGACCAGACCTACAGCAACCAGATCGACACGGTTGGCCGGATGATCACGCTCAATCGGCAACAGCTGACGAACGACGACTTGGGCGCCTTCTTGCAGATTCCCAAGGTACTCGGCCGCATGACGGCATTATCGGTCGAAGAGGCGGTGTTCAGTCTGGTCCTGTCGAACTTGAACAGCTTCTTCCACGCCAACAACAAGAACCTGGCCACGGGCGCGGGATCGGCATTGTCGATCTCGGGTTTGACCGCGCAGCTCTTGTTGTTCCGTCAGCAAGTCGACGCCGATGGCAAACCGATTGTGTTGGCGCCGTCCATTTTGCTGGTGCCGGCCGCGCTTGAGGTTTTGGCCGGTCAGCTGTTCAAGGATCAGTTCGTCAACGAGACGACGACCGCCAACAAATCGAGTCCCAATAGCAACCCGCACGCCGGCAAATATCGACCGGTTGTGTCGCCGTACCTCGATAACCCGGCCATGACGGGCTACTCGGCCACCGGCTGGTACCTGTTCGGCAATCCCAACGACATTGCCGCGGTGGAGCTGGCCTACCTGATGGGGGCGCGCACGCCCACGATCGAATCGGCAGAAACCGATTTCAACGTGCTCGGCATGCAGTGGCGCTGCTACTTCGATTTCGGCGTCGCCTTCCAAGATCATCGCGCCGCGACCAAGGCCAACGGCCAGTAGTGCCTCGCCGGCGGGCGTACGCGAAACCGTTTCCAATTCATTTAACTTTTCGGTTTGCAGGTGAAACATGTCTGAAGCCAGCCTCCGCCAGGCGGGGAACTTTGTTGACTACACGCCGGCCGTGGCGTTGTCCGCAGGCCAGGTGTTGCAACTCGGCGACGGCCGGGCCGCGGTGGCCACCGACGCGATTGCAGCCGGGGCCCAGGGCGCCGTGCAAGTCTTTGGCACGTTCAAAGTCGCGAAGGCGGCCGACATCGCTTTGCTGTATGGTTGCGAAGCCTGGTGGGATCATTCGGCGAACGTGGTGACCTACAAGAAGGTCAACGATCGCGACTTCTACTTGGGACGTGTGCAAGCGGACGCCGTCGCGGCGGCCACGACCGTGGAAGTGGCGTTCAATGTGCGGCCGCGGTATGACGTCGACGCGTTGCGCGACGGTTATCTGAGCGTGCCGACGGGGACGCAGGCCGTGGGGGGCTTTGGGTTTCCCAAGATCCTGGGCGGCGCGGCTTCGCTGGAGCTGACGGCCACGAGCGAAGCGCAGTGCATCGACCTGTTGAGCACGGACAAGTTTTCCAAGGACGCCAACGCGATCATTGAAGCGGTCTTCCGGCCGGCAGACGCCGGCTCGGGCGCGGCAGTCGATTTCAATATCGGCATCGCCGACGGCACCAGCACGACCGATGCCGACGCGATCGGCACCAGCGTGTTCGCGCACATCGACGGCGGCTCACTGAATGTGCTGGCCGAAAGCGATGACGCCGTGACCGAAGTCGCGGCCACTGACACGACCGCCGACATTGTGGCGGGCTCGGCGGTGGCCAATCGCACTACCGTGTGGTTCGACACGCGCAACCCGGCCGACGTGCAGATCTACGTCAACGCCGTGCTGGTGTTGCCGGACGCCGTGTTCACGATCGCGGCCACGGCCAATCCGTTGGGCTTGATCGCGCACCTGGAAAAGACGACCGGCACGACGACCGGCCGCTTTGTGATCGATGCCTTGCGGGCCTGGTTTGCGGAACAGTAATTCCCGCGCACGGACACACGGAGCTCAGCGTGGGAGATCGGATGTTCATCGGTGCGGCCCGGTTGGCGACGCGCATGAAAGCGCACGCCGGCCAGCCGGTGACGTACCGCGATGGCGAGGCGGCGGTGTCCTTGATCGCGACCTATGGACGACGGGAAGCAGTCGTCGAATCGGGCGGCGTGCTGGAGCAGCACGAGCAGTGGGATTTTACGATCACCGCCGCGGACCTGGTGCTGCTGGGCGTCGTGACATTGCCGCGGGTCGGCGCCGTGTTCGAAGTGACCGTCGCCGGCCAGTTGAAAACTTATGAGGTGTTGCCGCTCGCGGGGCAGGACTGCTTTCGGCCCTGCGATCCCTACGGCGTGCAGCTCCGCGTGCATACGAAATTGATTCCCAGCGAATAGAAGGTTTTTTCCATGGCCGCGTCTCTGACGGATTTAGTCTGTACGGTTGATTTGAAAGTGAAACTCAACGACAGCAACGGCGGCGTGTCGTTCGGCGACGTGATCGCCCAGCTCGCCGCTTCGCTGAGCCTGACCGAAGGGACGACGGCCAACAAGGCCGATCGGATCATGGTCAACAAAGGCGCTGCCAACGCTGGGCTGCCGATTATCAGCGGGGCCAACGTTGACCTGGATATGTTCGACCTGGCCAACTGGTCGCCGACGACCGACCCCACGCGGAATGTGGTGACGCTGGCCGAGGTGGTCGCGGTGTTGATTTTGAACCTCAGTACGAGCGCCGGCGATTTGATCGTCGGCGGCAATGGCACCGGAGCGGCCTGGCAGGCGCCCTTTGCGGCCGACGACACCTTTAAGGTCACTGTCCGGCCGGGCGGATTTTTAATGCTCGCCGCCCCGAACGACCCGGCCTACGCCGTGGCGGACACGACCAATCACCTGTTGCGCCTGGCGGCGTCGGCCGGCAACGTGAATTACCAGATCGCGGCGTTGGGACGGAGCGCGTAGCGCAAGTGCTCAACGACGTCGCGATCGAGATTGCGGACGAGGTCGTGAATGACCTCAACGCGCAACTGTTTTCGGTGCAATTCACCGCCGAGCGCCAGTACAGCCCCAAGCTGGAACTGGAACGCGGCGGCGGACCGCTGGTGTTGGTGGCCACGCGCGACGTGTCGAACGAACTGATCGCGCGCAACCGCGTGCAAGAGCAATGGGGCATCGACGTCGGCGTGATGGCCAAGGTGCGGGACAAAACGCCGGAGAGCTGCGATCCCTGGCTGGCGCTGGTGATTGAAATCCGCGATCGCTACAGCAACTACCGCACGCTCGGCGGCCGCGGCGTGAGTTTCGAACCGGGCGCGGAACCGCTGTACGATCGCGACTGGCTGGAGCAGAAGCTGCAATTTGCCAGCGTGATTCAAATCACGTTTACGATTCAGAGGGATATCGATGGCTAACCCTACGTCGATCGACGGACGGCCGGCGGTCTTCGCGGCGGCGGTGACGCCGTCGCAAGTGTTGCTCAATCCGGACCGCTCGTACCTGGTCGGTCACATCGGCAAACAAACCGACGGCGACGCGGACTCCGCGGATATCTACTTCGCGACGGAGGCCGCGGTCGTCGCCGATGCCACGGCGGGCGCTGACAAATACGTGTTGGCCGACGGCGAGTATGTGACGCTGCCGCCCGGGATCGGCACGCTCAAGTTCGCCAGCGCCGGCACGCCCACTTTCAAACTCATGCCCGGACCGAGGTTGCACGGCCAATGGTAGGCGTTAGCGAAAAATTACACGGTTTGCTGGTCGGGTTGTTGATCGGCGCCATGCTGTGCGCGCCGGCCGCGGCACAGCCGCCCGCCGGCGGACGCACAGTCACACGCTTGCGCCAACTCACTGGCGACGTGAAGGTCACGGGCGCGAATGCGCCGACCGACGGCCAGGCACTGGCGTATGAGGGCGTATATCCCAACGGCTTCTGGATCCCGATCGACGTCGCCGGCGGCGGCATGGGAGTCAGCGAGCTCGGCGAGCTCACCGATATCACCAACGCCGCCACGGCCACGGCGCGGCAAGCCTTGCTGGCCGAAGGGGACGGCGACTTCACATTCGACACGCTGGACGTGCAGGACCTAGGGGACGCCGGCGCGGCCGACAGCGGCGACGTGCCGATTTGGGATCCCGCGGCCAACGGCGGCGCAGGCGGGTTTGTACCGGGGCCGCAGACCGGCGGCGGCGTGGATGCGACGGGCATCACCATTGGCCACGTGCTGGCTGCTGACGGCGACGCAATTCCCGGCTGGCAAGCTCCGCAAGTTGGCGGCCTGCTGGCGCCCGACGGTGCGACGGCGATCACGAAGTCGTCCGTCTTCAGCCCGGTAAATCACGGCGCGTCGATGCTGGACACCGACGCCTTTGTGCAGACGGCGACCACTTCCTCCACGGCGACCGTCGATACCTCTACGGACGTGGTCACGACAGCGGGCGCTCATGGCTTGGTGGACGGCGACGGGATTTCGTTCACGACGACGACCACATTGCCGGCCCTGTCCAGTGGGACGCTCACGGCCAGTACGCGCGTGTTCGTCGACGTGCAATCGTCGACGACGTTCACGGCGCATTTGACCCGCGCGGCAGCGCTCGCCGGCACCGGCGATTTGAACTTCACCAACACCGGCAGCGGCACGCATACGGCGCGGCTGAAAACAACCGTCACGTTTAATAACAACGCCGGTACGCCCACCGCCTCAGCGAATGACTACGCGGTCAACCACTGGATTCTGCTGCTGCGTTCCGGACCGGAATGCACGCTCGGCGCGAGCCAAACGACCGTCGACGGCGTGACGGCCAGCTACGGTACGAAAGTCGGGACTGATCCGACTTGGACGCACTCGAGTAACATCTGCACGCTCTCAACCGAAGTGCCGCTGGCGAACGGCGACCCGATCCGGGTGAGCAATTCCGGCGGCGCGCTGCCCACGGGCGGGATCACGCTTGACAACGTCACAACCTATTTTGCGCGCCGGGTCTCCGGCACGGCTCCTGGTCTGGCGAAGACGGTCTCGCTGCATCCGACTGCGCAGAACGCGATCGATAACGCCAACATTATCACGCTGACCGGCGGTTCCGGCACGCAGACGATGTTGGGCTATACGCCGTGGTTTGCCACGGTGCGGCCGGGCGATGGCGAAGGGGGTTGGGGGCCGGCCAGCGCCGACGTGTTGACGATCAATACCTGGAACTATCGCACCGCCGGCGACATGACCACGGCGATTCGCTGGCGGTTCGACGTGCCGCAGGGCGCGCGGTCGATGGCGGTCTATGGCTTCACCACCAGCGGCCGCGACGTAATCACCGTGCTTGACGCCGACGGACTGCGCGCGCACAACCCGAACAACACCGACGACGAGGTCTATTCGTTCACCAGCGTGAGCGACAGCGGCGGCAATAGTCAACTCGCCGCGACGGGCATCGGCACGTACTACGCGGACAACGACATCATCGAGGTCAACTCCACTTCCACGAGCGACGAAGAATACGACACCAAAAAACGCGTGCTCTCGCGCGGTCCGAATTTAATCGTCATCAACCAGGCGTTCAGCGACACGGCCTCCGGTTACTTGAACGAGGCCTTCGTCGAGTACCAAGACTATGGCCAGAAGGTGCGATTGGCGGCCTACAAGGGACTGCCGGATGTCGAGAATCCGAGCTACGAGCATCGCACCAACACGGTGATGCCGATCGGCTCGGCGGTCTTGGACGCCAGCAGCAACCGCCTCTGGAAAGTCTACGACTGCACGAAGACCGGCCCGTTCCAAGGGCGCAGCGGCAGCTCGACGCCGAGCTGGTCGAGCACGGCCGCCAACACGCTGGTCGCCGACGGCAACAACGTCCTCAAGCGGGCCCTGCCGTGGGTCCCGGACGAAGACACCAGCGGCGCCGTCCGCAAGGCCCTGCGGGCGATGATTCAGTCGGTGCCGACGAGCACGACGGCGGTGCTGCAAGACGCGGCGTTCGCCGACCTTGGGACCAACTCGCTCCTGGCGACGCACGACGACACGATGCCGCTGCGTAAATGCGTGGCCGCGGCGCGGGCCTGGGGCCAGGGCGCGACGATCGAGCTCCCGCCTGGCAACATGCCGATCTATTCGCCGAAGCTGGGCACGGCCGACCCGGACGGCGTGACCTGGTACACGAACGTCGGCTTGACCAATCCGACCCGGCCGGCGCTGTACGTCTTAGGCGACAGCACGCCGAGTACCAATATCTCCCTCAAATTGCACCCCTCGACGACGATTCGCTGGCGGGCCTTGGAGTCGAAAGTGCGTCTGGATGCGACCACCATCCAGGACGGCACGTCCGAGCCCTTGGGCATGCCTTCCGCCCCAGCGCTGTTCGCCGTCTCCGCCCATAAGTTCGATTGGGATAACGGGCGGGTGATCTGGGAGGACTTCGCCGGCGGACTGTCCGAGCATGATACGGTCGGCACCTGCTTTTCCGGCCTGGTCTGCTTCACGGTCTCCACGCCGGCCAATGGGTCGTACCAGCAGCCGCGCGATACGCGGTTCACCAACGCGACCTTCTTCGTGCCCAATTGGTGGGAGAGCGGCAGTACGAACGACGACTACAGCTATTGGTCGCAGGCCAAGATGCTGGTCAAGGATTGCCATATCGCCGTGCGCGGCGGAGATGGTGCGCAAACGCTGCTGGCGCAAGGCGACTTCTACACGCTCGGGAACTGGTGGGGCAACTACGGTCGGCGCTCCACGCACATGCACTACTGGAACGTCAGCAAATTCAACTACGTCTCGCGCGGCGATCGCCTGTACGGCGTGGATACGCCGGACAAAAACGGCATCAGCATTCGCGGCTCGCAAGACCAGAATCCCACGCGGCACATCATCATCAGCGATTTGTTCGGGCAGTATGGCGGCAATCTCGCCGTCGGTGATGTGACGTCGTCGAACCCCGTGCAGAACGTGCAGATCTCCAACGTCAATGGAGTGCTGGTGGAGTTAGCCGAAACGGAAAACGCGCAGCTCACGAACATTCGCTCCTCCGTGTTCATCACCGAGGATTGCAAGAACATTCAAATCGACAATCTGATCGGCAGTCTCAATGCCGCGCCGACGGACGGCGTCGAGGGCTTGCAGGTCAACAAGATCACCGGCGCGCATGCCGTGCTGTTGAGCGGCGTGACCAACGGCTCGATCAAAGACATTCAGTTTGTGCATAACTACGTGTCCGATACCACGTCGGTGACCAATGACCATTACGCCTGGGCGCCACGCGGGGTTAACGACGAATACGGTCTGACGCTCAAAGCGACGGGGGGCAAGGCGCTCGCCAGCCAACCTACGCACATCATCATGGATGAGCGCGTGACGGTCGTGGGGACGACCGGCTTCGGATCGCTGGCGCCGGGCACGGCCGCCTGGGGCGATCCGGACGGCCAGGGCTGGGACACGCTGTATGTCAAAGTGCTCAACAATACCAGCGGCGTCTACTATGATCCGGACCTCGAGCCTTACGACTCGATCGCGACGGCAGCGACGACCGGCGCTGCGATTGGGCTCTGCTTGGGGAGCCTGTTCGATACGACCATTGAGGGCGTGAGCGGCACGCGCTCCGACCTGACGAGCGTCGGCCTGGTCAAGACCGTCGGCGCGGCCTCGGTATCGAAGGTCTGGGTGAATAGCTGGCTCAAGAATCTCCGCTACGAGCAGTTCAACCTGCCGACCTCCGGCACGTACCGGATCGTCGATCTGGGGACCGGGACCAACCTGTTTATCGACAGCGGGATCGACGGTGCGTTCCTGCGCCCGTCGGTCGGCGCCTCGCAACGCCTGTCGATGGTGCAAGGCGTGTTCACCGCGAACTCTAAATTCGCCTTTAAGAACTTCGACGTGCCGCTCTCGAACACCGACGCTCAGTCGGGCATGTACATCACCTGTCCCGATGGACATGGCACGTTAGAGGACTGCAAGTTCGGTAGCAACGAGGAACTGCTGAGCCTGGACGTGACCGCCGACACGCTGACGCCGCTCAGCGAAAGCAATCTGATCGGGACTGCCCAGGCCGGCGGCGTGACCAGCGTGACGTTGCCCACGACGGCGCTGACCTTTGACGACGCCTACAACAACCTGGACATCGTCGCGGTGCATGCCAATGGTCGCGTCGAGCGGAACAGCATCACGGACTACGTCGGCTCGACGAAGGTGGCCACGGTCCGCCGCACCTGGAATCAAAACCCCTCGAACACTTCGACTGTCTACATCGCCTCGCACCACTTGACGCGCACCGTGGTCAATGCGGCGACCGTGGCGCCGGTGCGGTTGTACGCTCAGGAGACGTTCCCCACGGCCACGATCGACGGCGGCGGTGCGATCACGGTCGAAGGCGAGACGTTTTGGTATCGCGGGAGCAACGACAAACTCTACGACACGCAGGCCAATGCCACGACCGGCAGCACGACCGGCGACGTGGAGTTCTCCGGCAGCAACATCGTCGTGCTGTGCCGCGTGGAGGATTTGGCGAACGCCAATCAACTGGCCACGACGCCGGTCTTCAATAGCACCGCCCCGTCGCTGTGGGTGAAGAGCGCTAAAAACGTCGACCTGCGCGGCGGCGGCGGCGTCTGGACTTACGCGGAGATTACGACCGACACGCACAACGTGGCGCTGATGCCGGTCGACGTGCATCGCTTTACGACCGACGACACCGCCAATCTGATTACCGGCCTGGAGGGCGGCTGGCCGGGCCGGACGATTCGCGTGCAAAATCGCGACTCGGCCGACAACCTGGTCTTCGATCATCAGAACGCGGGCGCGAATTCGCTCCGCAAGAATCAGATCAACTCGCCGACCGGCGCGGACTTCACGCTGGGGCCGCTGGAAACGGTGACCATGGTGTACGTCGACGCCGGCACAGGCTGGCTGATTCAGAACTACGTGGCGTCGCTGGACCTGCCGGAAATCCTGCCGCTCCAGCGCTTGGCGCTGTGGGCGATCGAACCGAAACGTGTGGCCTCGGCGTTGGCGGCTTAAGGCAAAAGTGAACGAACCGCATGAGTCCAGAGTTATGTGTCGCGCGTTTGAGTCCACGGATTGTGGTGGCCGTGCAGCCGGTTTGGATCGGCGGCACGCCGATCGTCGAAATGCGGCTGACGCACGACGCCGCCAATCCCGGCACGGACGGCGCGATCTTGCTGGCCAGCGAAGTCCAACGGATTCAGTACACGATCTACCGCGCGGTGAGCGGCGTCGAAACGCCGGTCACGGACTACGCCACGCTCGATCTCAACAAGTCCGGCCATTGGTTCGACGCGTTTCAAAACTGGAGCCAGGACGCCACGGGCTACAACTTTCGCCACGTGATCCCCGCCGCGGCCGTGGCCTCGGCAGCGCTCTATCGGGCGGTGTATTGGTTCACGCTGACCTCGGGCGAAGTCCGCGCCGTGCCGGTGCGCTGGCCGATGCTGGGACCCATGGGCGGCAGTCTGCTGGGGACCGGCGGGGGCGGCGCAGCGCCGGATCCCGATCCGGATCCCGACCCCGATCCCGAAGTCGGCGAGGAGCCGCTGATGTATAGCGCCCTCACCGGCAAGACGATCACGAACACGACCAGCGAATTGACGTTGCTCGATACGGGCGCGGGAACGCTGGTGATTGACGCGGGCGCGTGGCCGTTGGGCGCGGTGCTGGAGCTCGTGGCCGGCGGCGCGTATAGCTCGCTGGCCGGCCTGGCCGGCAATTGCACCTGGCGACTGAAAGTGGGCGCCGAGGCGAGCCTGCCGCTGGAACTCACGTTGACGCCCGGACAAGTCCTGCAGCCGTGGGAAATTCGCTCGCGGTTGACGCGGACCGCCACGGGTGCGCTCGGCACGCTGCGCGGCAGCATGGCCGGCGATCTGCAAAGCAGCGCCACCAAAACCGAAGGCAGCGAAGCCTGGCCGGCGGCGGTCGCCGCGCCGAGCGACGCGGCCAAGACCCTTGATTTCACCGGGCAATTCTCCGTGCAGAACGCGGCCAACGTGCTGCGGCTGGACTATTGCCATCTCCGACTCTTGAAGGTGCAGGCGCCGACGCCATGATGCGACGACCACGATTCAACCGATTCCGACTCGGCGCTGGCTTGCTGCTGTGGCTGCAGCTCGTGGCCGGCTGCGGCCGCGTGTACGCCCATTTCGCTGGTCCGCGTAGCGGCTTGCCGTTGGTGAACGTGGCCGCGCAAGGGGCGATTCCTAACGATGGCGTCAGCGACACCTTGGCGTTTCAAACCGCCTTTGACATCGCCAAAGCGCAGGGCGGTTCGAATGTCTTGATCCCGCCGGGCACGTGGACGATGACCGACAAGGTCACGTTGACGGGCGCGTCGAACATCACAATCAATGCGCATGGGGCGACGATCCAAGCAACGGTGCGCATCGCGCCGTGGTGGTTTGCTTGGCAAAATTGCACGAACATCAAGTGGCACGGCGGTAAGTTCACTGGCGTCGAAACCACGAGTACCTGCTACGACCGGCACATTTCGCTGGAAGGCGTTGCGCGGACGATCACAGGTATCGCGACTGATGAAACGATCACCGTTACCACGGACTTTGTCACCGACACCTGCTACGACCACGGCCTGGAAGTTGGCGATTCGGTAACGATTGCAGGCTCAAACTCGACGCCTTCGGTTAATGGCACATGGACCGTTTCGGCGCTCGACTCCAAAAACCCACGCGGAAAATTCAAGATCACCGGCGTCAACGTGACGATCGCTGGCACGACTGGCGCCATTGCGGGACTTGGCAGGCCGGCAATTCAATCCTGCACCACGGGAAATCCGGCCAGTCCGCCAGTCGTTACCGTCGACTCGACAGTCGGGCTGGTCGACGGCGGCATGTACTACCTCGATCACTTTGGCATCGACACAATTGTCGCCGGATCAACAAAGCCCGGTCCGCTGATTAGCCTGGACGGCAGCGGCGGCGCTGGGACGCGATCAGCGATTGACGGGTTACGAACGGTCGACGTGCTGAACGGAACTACCTTCACGTTTACGGACACGGCAGCCACGGACATCCCCACGGTCACGACGCCGCAAACGAGTGCCTATGGAGAAGTGCGACACGGCATTGACGATTCGCCTGGCGTTGATAGTTCATCCGGCAATCGCCGCATGGGCGACCTCGAAGGCTCTCGCGTGTTTTGGTTTAGCTCCGGCGACGGCCACGAACTGAACGGCACCGAAAGCTCCGCGGTCGACGGCCTGCTGTACAACGACACGTCCAGCAAGTGGAAAGTGGTTGGTTGCAAGCACACTGGACCGTTCACCGAGGGGTGGGCAGCCGGATTGCGGCCATCCTTCAACGATCACAAGCAAGTCATCTTGCCGAACTACGCGATCCAGCTTGAGGGCGGTTACGACTTCCTCGTCGACGACTTCGAGGCGTATTACGCAGCTGGGGCCTTTGTCGGCGGCGCTGGCAATCCGGTCAAGTTGACCGAGGAAGACCAGATCAGCGCGTTCGGGTTGCTTCGCGCCATTCGCTGCGAATGGTTCTTCGACAATGGCGTCTACGTCACGGGCCGAAACATCCAGCTTGAAGGCAGTGTGATTCGCAACGGCTTGAGCGCTGGTGTCTGCGCCAAGTTCCGAGGTTTCGGTCACTCGGCGATCAATAACATTTTAGAGAACGCCGACAACGGCATCGGCATGGAAGGCACGTTAGCCGAGGGGACGCTCGACGACGTATGGGGCAATGGCGGCGCCGGCCAAATCATTCACGGCAACACGATTCGCGGCATGGTGACCAACGCCATTTGGACGGACGACAACAACGGACTGTGGCCGCGTGACCTGAGCATCAAAGACAACAAAATCTCCAACTGCGGCGAACTGGCGAGTACGCTGACGACGGCCAATCTTCCGGCGTACACGGTTTATGGCGAACGAGAATCTGTGTCGACCGCTGCCGGCCGCGTCCCCGTTAAGCTCTACAACGTGCATCGCCTGGAGTTCACCGGCAACACAATCGACGACAGCGAGTCGGGCGGCATCAGTGCCAGCGATCAAACCAGCGACGGATTCGTAGCTTTCAAAATCGCGGAAAATCACTACACCGCGCATCGACTGGGATACAAAGGCTACATCACCGTAGCCGGGCACACGGTCGACGGTTCGCCAGCGTACATTGGAACGCACTTCATCACGGGCCTGATGGGCGATCCAGATGCCACGCCGGGGGCCAGTGACACGCAAGCCGGAATCTGGGTCAAGACCACCACGACGCACACCGGCGGCAATGAGGGAGTCGGCGGTCAGTGGACACATCCGCGCAACGATTACGCTGTCTACATCGGCAACGCCGGCGGCAGCTCTACTAACGGCCAGGCCGATGTAACTGGTTCGGTCATCAAAGACAACACCATCATCGGCTCAAAAGTCGGCTTCTACTTGGCTGGCGTTTCGGACTGCGAAATTGCGGGCAATCGCGGCTTTGAGATGAATGGCGGCAACCCGAGCGCCTTGTTCCAAGTGGCCAGTTTGCAACGGAGTACGCTCCGCGACAACTCAGTGAAGCCACTGGGCGGTCGATTGCTAAAAGTCGATTCGGGAGGAACTTATTCGGGAATCACCGAAAGCAATAACTCGGGCTACGTCTACTCAGCGCTCGCTAGCGCCACCGCTGCGCCGCCGCTGACCAATTGCGTGCTGCGGCTGGTGAGCGATCGCAACCTCGACACGTCCAACGGCAATCGTGGCGATGAAAACATCCTCTACGTGCAAGGCACGGACAACATTCACGCCGATAGCTGGATCATCCAGGATAGCAGCATACTCGAACAGACTCGAATTGCCGCCTGGTGCGACAGCTTAACGCGGATGCGGTTTCGCCAAGGGACCAACGACAAGCGGCCGCTCTACAAAATGAATGCTGCGTTTGGCCTTGGTGACGACGCCAACACGCTGAATGGTTTTGCCATCACGCGATTCGACGGATCGAACGACCTGCTGCGGCTGAATAGCGCGACTTCTTTTGCCCAAAGCGGCACGATCTACCTCGTCGCCAAATGCACCAGCGACGCGGCCGCCCTGCAAGTCCTGCTGGCGTCGACCGACGAACAAACTAACACGACCTATGTTCGCGTCGAGCGTCAGGCGTCGGATGACAGCATTCGCGTTCGACTGCGGAATGGACAGTCGGATACGGAGTCGGTGGTTTCTTCGCAAGCCAACGCATGGCCGGCAAATACTTGGCAGATTATTCGGATCGCCAGCAACGGCACAAACACGACGTTTGCCATTAGCGATGGCAATGGCGTATTCAGCGGCGGCGGTTCAACGAGCCTGATGGCATCATCCGCGTCTTCGGTGATCGAAGGAGCCGATGGCCGGTGGTTCGGTGACGTCGACGGCCTGTTGTGGCGCGACTCACTGTTGCTGGGAGCGTCCGCGCACGCCGACACGGAACAGTTGTTCTTTACGGGAGACGTCGCCGAAGTGCTGATTTACGACGGCGACGTGAGCGCGAGTTGGGCGACTATCGAAGCCGCCTTGTTCGCCAAATACGGAGACCTGTAGCCACGGTGGCGAGACCCAACAACAGCGTCAGCGACGCCGGTTCGGGAACCGGATTGGAAGCGAAGGAGCCAAAGTTGTTGCGAACATCATTCAAGTCGGAGACGCCAATCGCCCCGTCGCGATCCACGTCGCCAAACGCGCGGACGGGATCGCCGCCGAACGCGTTGCGGGTGTTGTTGAGGTCAGAGACATCGACGTCGGCGTCGTAATCGGTGTCGCCAGAAACGAGAGGAACGGGATCGAAGTGAGTTAGCGTCATGCTGGTAATGCCGGCAAAAAACTGGTCACCCCACAGGTCGTCTTCGCCGCCCCAAAGGTAAAAACCACCACCGCCGTTGTAGCTGAAACAGTCGTACGTGAAAGCCACGGGCTCTGTTCCATGTGATTCGACAGTGCCAGGCTGAAAATCGCAATCACCAAAAAACTGCGTGTAGATGACTTCTCCACCGCCAATGAATGACATCGAGTCGATGTGAAAGGGACGATCGAAATCGAAGCTGAACTGAAGAACGCCGTAGAAGTTTTCCGGGTCCTGCGGTCCGAAGTTAAGGAGTGCGTGATTCAGCAGATCCAGCTTCCCGTATCGGAGGTTGAGCCAATCGGGGACTTCCTCCATCGTGGTGAAGTCGTACGTCACGGTCTCCGCAGAAACCGGAGCGCAGAGGAGAGCTGACAGTACGGCAGCCGCCAGCAAAAAACGAATGAACATCGCAAGCTCCTTAACAGCTTGTGGATGAAGTGGCCGCGCCGGGCGGAGGTATCCCCACATCCGCTCGGCCGGTCCCTGATTTGGGAACAGAACGCCTTCCGGGGAACTAGGTGTGCTTCAGCCTAACGCGGGGCGCGCGGGGCGGCAAGAATTTTTTTGAGGGCAGGGGCAGCAGGTGTTATCGGTCCGGCAATTCAAGGCAGGCTTTTTCGATCGCGAGTTGGTCGCCCGCGCCCTCGACAAGGCGACGCACCGCGCGCTCTCGAAGGGGGGCGCGTTCATTCGTCGCCGCGCCAAAAGCTCGATGCCGCGCCGCAAGAAAATCTCCGTCGCCGGCCAGCCGCCCAGCGCGCACGCTGGGCACGTCAAGGATTTTCTGTACTTCGCCTACGACCACGCGAGCCGCAGCGTGGTAGTCGGACCGGCACGCCTCAACAAGCCGGATCCCAATCTACTGGCACGGATCGAGCACGGCGGCACGGCCACGGTCCGGACGATCCGCTTCGCCGCGCGCACGAAGAGCGGCCGGCTGAAAAAAACAAAAACTGGCGACGTGGTCTACGCGACCCGCCGATCCAGCACGGCCGACAGCCGCACGGTCACCTACAAAGCACGGCCGTTCATGGTCCCCGCGCTGGCGGCCGAGGCGCCGAAGCTCGCGGAGCTGTGGCGGAACAGCGTGCAAAACTAACCGAGAATCATTTCACATCACAGCGAAGGGGCACCTGTCATGGCGTTCGTCTTGGGTCTGAATGCAAAGCTATATCGCAACGTGGGCTCGTACGGCTCGCCGAGTTGGACGCTGATCAACAACGTCAAGGATCTGCGACTGACCCTGGAAAAGTCGGAAGCGGATGTGACCACGCGCGGCGGCAACGGCTGGGAGCAAACCGTCGCCGCGCTCAAGAGCGCGACGATCGAATTCGGCATGGTCTGGGATACGGCCGACGCCCACTTCACCGCCTTCAAGACCAGCTTCTTGAACGACACCGTGATCGACTTGCTGGTGCTGGACGGCCTGGTCGGCACGGTTGGCAGTCAAGGATTGCGGGCCGATTGCATGGTTCCGCGCTTCACGCGCAACGAAAACCTCCGCGAGGCGTTGTCCGTCGACGTCGCCGCGAAGCCGACCTATTCGGCCAACGCGCCGCTCTGGCACACCGTGACTTAGTCTCGCCGGCGAACTAGCTCCAGGGAGTTTCTTTCGTGTCGCAAATCAACGACTCGCTGAACGTCAACGGCTCCGTCTCGGGGACCACATGGAACGGGCCCAACAACTCGGTGCCGGCGCGGTGCGTCGTCTCGCGGTTTCCGGCGACCTTCGTCGTGCCGCACGGGGCCGACGTCGTCGACCTCACCGCCCCGTTCTTCACGTTCCTACTGCCGGGCGCCATCGTGGCGATCACCGTGACGCCGCAGCTCGCGCCCAACGGCGGGGACAAAAAGTACACGGTGGATATTCGCAAAGGTAACGCCGGCGGCGCATTCGCCAGCATCCTGAGTTCCGTGGTCGAGATCGACGACGCGGAAACCGATCGCCAGGTGGTGAGCGCCGTGCTGGCCAGTACGCCCACGTCGGCGGCGGCGCTCGACTCGTTGCAACTCGTCACCGACGCCAGCGGCTCCACGGGCAGCCAAGGTCAGGGCTACGTGGTGACCGTGTGGATTGAAGCGAACGCGGTCTAACGCCGCCAGTTGTTTTGGGAGCAATCAGATGGCTAAGTTTTCAGACGCGGACAAGCAAGACTGGAGCGTGCGGATCGACGTCGCCGCGCTCCGGCGGGTGAGAGAAGAAGCCGGCGTAGATCTCGGCGGCACGCGGAGCGGTGAGGACTTCTACGCACTGTCGACTGACGAATGCAAGCTCGTGACGATCTTGTACGTCCTGTGCAAAGCGCAGATCGACGAGCGGGAACTCACCGAGGAGCAATTCGCCAGCCGGTTCGCCGGCGACGTGCTGGACGACGCGGCCGCGGCGTTGCTGGAAGCCCTGATCCATTTTTCCCGCCGCGATCAGCGACCCGCACTGATCAAGCAGCGGGACGTCGTCACTCGCGGGATTCAGAAGGTGTACCAGCTAGCGGAGGCGGCGATCGACCCGGAGCAGGTGGAGGCGGAGATCGAAAGCCGCTTTCACGCGACGCTCAAAGCGAACTCGTCGAAGAGCTGATCTGGCAGGCCGCCGGCGTCTGCGGCGTCGATCCGTCGCCGTTCACTTTGCGGGAGCTGCTGCGGATGCTCGAGGCGCGCGAGATCGCCGACTGGAATCGTTTCGCGCCGCTGATTCAAACGGTCGCCAATCAGTTTCGCGCCAAGGATCAACAGCCCGTGAAACTTGCAGACGTGCATCCTTACTTTGAGCGGTTGCGAACACCGGCAATGCCGCCGATCGACATGCTGGCCGACGACTTGTCGATCCTGAAACGAATCTTCGTCGACCAACGACCGGAGCAATAACAGCGCACCTATGGCCAACACTGGGGCGATTCGAGCCGGCCGCGCCTTCATCGAAATTTTCGGTGAAGACAGCCACGTGCAACGCGTGCTCTCACGGGTCGAGACGCGGCTGACCTCCTTCGGGCAAGGCGTCACGCGGATCGGCGCGGGGTTAACCGCCCTCGGCATCGGCATCGTGTCACCGCTCTTCGCCGCGGCCCGCGTGGCGGGGGAGTATGGCGGCACGATTTTGGCAGCCAGCCAGAAGACGGGCGTGTGGATTGAAGCCATTCAGGAGTTGGCGTTTGCTGCGTCGCAGGCTGGGAGCTCGCTGGAGGGTGTGACGAACGGGCTGAAATTTTTGCAACGCAACCTGGCGGCCGGCGCGGCGGGCGGCAAAAACGCGATCGCGCTCTTTACTTCGATCGGACTGTCAGTCGACGAATTAAAGCGACTGAAACCCGAACAACAATTGTCCCGCGTGGCGGACGCGATCGCCGCGATCGACGATCCGGCCAGGCGCACCAGTGCGGCCGTGCGTTTACTGGGCCGGGCCGGCACGGAGTTGATTCCACTGCTCGCCGGCGGCAGCGCCGGACTCGCCGCGTTGCGCGCTCAGGCGCGCAGCCTTGGTCAGGTGTTAGACAGCGAAACGATCCGTTCCGCCGAAGCAGTGGGCGATGCCTTTGACCTCGTGCATGGCGCCATCCGCGCCACGATCACCGCCGTGGGCGCAGCGCTCGAGCCCGTGCTGACTCCGTTGGCCCAGTCGTTTGGCCGGATCTCTGCGACCGTGCAGGAATGGGTGGGCCGGAATCACCAGGCGATCCAATCGGTGTTGGCGCTCGGGGTGGGCCTCGCCGTCGCTGGCGGCGTGATCAGCGCCCTGGGCGTGGCCCTTCTGGGCCTCGGTGGCGCCGTGTCGCTCACGAGCGCCGGCTTAGCGGCGATCGGCGTCGTGCTCGGCGCCATCCTGTCTCCCGTCGGCCTGGCCGTCGCCGCGGTCGTCGGTCTCGGCGTGGCCTTCGTGACCTACACCGAAATCGGTCAGCAGGCATTCCAAGCCGTGACGCAGGCCGTCGGCGAGTTCGCCGCGCGGGTGCAACAAGGTTTTGCCGGAATTGTCGATGCGCTCCTGGCCGGCGACCTGGCATTGGCAGCGAAGATCGCCTGGCTGACAGTCCAGGTCGCGGCCACCGAGGCGCTCGAGGGCGTGCTGGACTACGTCCGCGATTTTCAACGCGATGCCGCGGTGGCATTCGTGGCATTAGGAGCGGCGATCAACAGTGTCTGGATAAACGCGTTTGCCGCGCTCTATGTCTCGATGGACGCGGCGCTCATCTACCTCTACAAGGGGCTGGGAGAGTTTGCCAAGGCCCTTAACCAGGCGCGAGTGGGCTTCCAGATTTTGACCGGGCAAGTCAGCGCGGAAGAAGGTGGGCGTCAGGTCAACGCCGCGAACTCCGGCGTCGACGCCGTCACGGACGTGGTCACCCACAACATCGCCACGAAACTGGGCGAGCAGATCGCGCAGCGGAACCGCGACGAGGCCAATAACGAGTCGGTGCGCACGCAGGCGATCGACGAAATTTTCAAAGGCCGCGATCGCAATCGCCAACAGTCGGACGACGAGCTCGCCGAGGCGATCGCCGAGCTGGCGAAGTCGCGCGAGGAAGCCGCGACCAAGCGCGCCGCGGCCGAGCAGCAAACCTCGGATCGCCTGGCCGGCACGGATCTCCAGGACGCGGCGCGCAAGTTTAGCTCCGCCGGCACGTTCAATCCGTTTGCGGTCCGCGGCCTGGGGGGGGGCAAGGACTCGCTCACCAAGGCGGCCGAGGAGACGGCCAAGAACACCGCACAGTTGGTCAACAAGTTTCAGCAAGGGGCGTTCGGCTTCTAATGTCCACTATCGTCGAAGCCCAGTTCTCCCCCGAGAGTAACGACGGCGAGAATCCCTCGGCCAAGCGGACCTGGTTCATCTTCGGCGCGGTCGACGAGCTCACGGCCCGCGCCGACATGCTGCCGTACCTCGTGGTCTACAAGCAGCTGGTCCCGCGCTCGATCAGCCTGGAGCATGTCGGCTTTCAGAGCAATCAGGCGGTCTACAAGGCGATCGTGCAATACGGCGTGCTGCCGAGCGCGATCTCCGGCGGCGACGAAGACGTGCCGAGTTTCGCCTTTGAGTTCGGCGGCTCCACGGCCAAGATGTTATCGTTTCTCGCGCCCCCCGCGCGGTTCGCGCCGTCGGGCCGCGCGGCGCCCGACAACAACGGCTTCATCAACGTAAGGGAAGACGGCTCGGTCGAAGGGGTCGAAGTCCCGGTGCCGAGTTTTAGTTTTTCGTTGACGCGCTTCATTTCGCTGCCCGACTTCACCACGGCCTATCAGAACGCCGTCGGCAATTGCGTGAAGCGCGTCAACAATGCGCATTTCCGGGGACACGCCACCGGCACCGTGCTCTTAGACCAGGCGACCGGCTCCGGACGCGGCCAGGCGAAGGTGGAGATCACGTTTCGCTTCAGCGTTTCGCCGGACGCGACGCTCAGCGTGGGCTCAATCAGCGGGATCAACAAACCGGGTTGGCATTACCTGTCGATCACGTCCGAACAGCAGCTTAACGCCGCCGGCGACAAACTGGTTCCAACGCCGATCGGCGTCGAAGTCGGTCCGGTGTTTTTCACGGCGGACTTTAGCGTGCTGGGGTTGAGCTAATGCCTCGCGACCCGTTCGGCCCGGTCCGCGCCGGAGAACCGCTCAGGTTCAGCGCCACGCGCGAGAACGCGCTGACCGAGCTACTGCTCGGCGGCCGCAAGCATAACTTCGCCGCCGACGCCTCGCCGAGCGCTCACGCGCGGACGATCTACGTGCGCAACACGACCGAAAGTTTGCGCCAGCGCTTCGACGTGGTGGGGCTGGGCGATGCGATCTTCCTGCCGACGGCGAACGAGAACGAGGCGGAGTTCCATCGTCTGGCGGCGTTCGACTTCGTCGCGCCAGCCTTCCCGCTGCACTACAGCCGGTACGCCGTGCTGCAGGAACCGATCCGTGCCGCAGGCATCGGCAAAGCGCTCCTGGCCGGCGTGACGAGTTGCAAAATAAACGTCGCCACTGCCGACGCGGAAACGGGCCACCAATATGCGAAGCTCAAACACAACACCTACGGCTATCTCGACAGCGCCCCGTGCGGCGTGGCGCGGATCCTTTGGAAGGCCGCCGGCACCGGAGAAGTCTGGGCGAAGGTGTTGCTCGGTGCGCCCTCGCCGGCGGGCCTGCTCGCGCGCACGCCGGGCGGCGGGATCTCGGCGGCCAGCGGCAGTAATTTTCCCTACACGTTCGGCAGTGCGTCGTGCGACGTGGCGATTCGCTCGGGCGGCACGGCGATCGACGCCGGCTGGAACGCCACGATCTACAACATTACCAGCTTCGCAGTGGCCGGGAACAAGCTGATCAACGTCGGCTTCGACGACGTCGGCACGCCGTTTGTGATCGTGGAAGGTTGCGAGGCCTAACCCATGGTATTCAAACGCCATAACCCGGGTTGTGGAACCGGCAGCTGTAGCTGCGGCGGCGACTGCCTGATCGCCTTTGAAAGTTATAGCTCAAGCCCAAGCAGTACGGACGTCGACGGCTGGACGGAGTTGGTCGGCGACTGGGAGATCGGGACCCTCGGCCTCGAGCCAGACCACGCTGCTAGCGACCAGCGAATTCGCTTTGAAACACCGAGCGCCGATCTGGACTGCGAATTTGTGGCTAAGTATTACGAAGCTTCGGCCGGCGACCGTGTAGGCGTTTGCCTCTTCCTCGATGCCGACGGCGATAGCTACGTCGCAGCGATCATGACATTCGGCAGCGGCACGCTGGGCAGGTTGACTTTGAGCCGTTACGACAATGGGCTCCTAACCTGGACGCACGACCTCGCGACCGCTCCGAGTTGCGGCACGAACGCCTACGATTTTGACCCGGCCGAAGAATATTTTATTCGGTTGTCGCATAAAGTGGTGGCCGGTGGGCGGATTTGGCGCGGCGTGGTTGTCGACGCGAACGACGCCGCGTTTCCTGTTTCCGTCGACTACTTCGATCCAGGCGGCGTCAACGGGCTGACGGAATTGCAGGGCGGACTAGTCACGGGCACGGACGCGAACACCGCAGCCTGCGAATTAATCCTCTTCCGGCACATCTATGCGCCGTGCGTCTGCCACCTGTTCCAATTTCACCAAGACTTCGCCAACTTCGACGACGGCGTCGCGTGGGATCGGGGCAGTGTGGGTCACTACGATTGCTTTAGTCGCGCCGCCTGCGACTACCCCGGCGCGGAATACGAGGAGGACGTCGGCGATTGGGATCTCGAGCACCCTGACTTGAGTGCTCGGCTGCCGTGGACTGGCGCCACGTTTATTTGCGGCGCCGGTAACTGGCTCGCGACCGAAGACGTACCGGCCAGGCTGCTGTTGCGACACTTGCTGCGCGCGCCGAACGCGCACTACGCGCAAATCCACCTCGGACTCGACCTCGAATTTATTTGGCACCTGGATGGATTAACGTGGCGCTGGCTGTGGGACTACGTTGACGAGGACAACTACTGGTGCGTGGAGTGGGAGTACGGCGACTGGGGCGGCACGCTCGGCGAAAATTGCGATTCCGTCAGGGTAATTCAACGCGCCGCCGGCAGCGAAACCACCCAAGCGGAACTAGCCGGCGTCCTGAATCGCGTCGTCAGTGCCAGCGGCAGCGGAGGGGCCGGCAAGAACGGAGCGGCGCAGATCAGCGCTGTGTTGATTGATCGTGCTGGCAAAGTCGCCGTAGCGGTAGCCAACCATCGCGGCAGTAATCCAAGCCTGGACGACGTCGGCTGGTTTTGCAGCGGGCCGTACACCTTCACCGGGGCCGGGCGCGTCGGTATTGAAGTCGTCGCAGCACCGGCCAAGGTGGTCGTCGGCTTGCTGTGGGTCCTCGACGGCGCGGGCGCTTGCGAATACAGCGCAGACTGTGAAACCTTCGTCAGCGATCCGCCAACCGACCCAGATCCACCCGAGGAACCCGGTCCCGACGACCCGACCGGCTGCTGTGACTACGAGACGCTGCGCTATGGCGGCGAATTTGAAATCACCATTAACGGGATCACCTACTACGGCGGCGGCGACTGCCTGACCGACTGCACGGAAATCGACTCGGCGTTCCTAACGGCCCTGAACAGCACCTTCACGGGCAACGTGACTTGGAAATCGGACGCCTACTGGGAAATCACGGCTAACACCGGAATCGACAACCCCTGCGACGCACTGACCAACGACGCGGCGGCCGGCAGTATGTGGGTCAAGATTCGAATCATGCCCATTAGCGCCGCCGCTTGTCGGGCGTTCGGATACATCTACATACCGCAAGGCGGCAGTTGCGGCGTAGCTTACTTCGAGGCGACGACCGCGTTCGACCAGGGCGGCGCCTGCACGGAGTTTGATCTTGATTGGGTGAGCGGAAACTTAAACGGTTGTTGCTTGTCCGCAACCGGCGCCAGCGGCCTCAGCGTGGTGAAGGTTTAAGATGACCACATGCCTCTGGGCGCCGTGGATCGAAGGCGCACCAACCGCAGAGCCGGGATGGTGGACGTGCTCAGCGTGCGGCCGACCGCGGACGTTGCTGTTCGCCCAACCAGACTGGATTGGTTCGTCGCGCCCCTGCCGGCCGCTCGTCACGGCGGAAGGCACGCCGCGCGTGCGACAGACACCAGAGGTGGAGCCACAGCAGCAGCGTGCGCCGAAAGCTGACTGTCTCTACCTCGGCGGACAACCGTTAGAAGTCATCGAATGCCAGACGTGCATCGGTAAGACGCGCATCAAAGTCTTCGCTTGTCAAACGCACGAGCGTTGCACCCTCGGTAAACCACTCGACGGCCTGGCCTGCTGTGCGAAGTGCCGGGACTATGTGCCGAGGCCGCTCCTGTCGGGCGATCGACCACAATAGATACACCGCCACTCGGAACCGAGGGTTACAGGTTCGACTTGGGGTCCGTCCGGAGTTGTGAGCTCCGGGCGGGCCAACCTTTTTTTAGGAGGGCGCCCTTGCAAAAGTGGCGACTCGGCGTATACTCCGCCCCCGGCTGTGCAGCGTGCGCGCACGCTGCACAGCCGGTTGAAAAATAACACGGTAAGTCTCATGACGCTGGCGCTGCACTCTTGCTGCGC